CTTCATACTATGGTATGTTTAGAAATTTACAGCAGACCGCTCGCCATTGCACCGGCACCGATCGGCTCGGAAGCCGGGCCGGCGTCAATCGTCGGAGGAGCCTCGGCTGCCGCAGCGCGATCCTTCTCCAGCTGCTCGCGACGCTTGATAATCTCGGCGGCGATACGCACATCCGCCTTGGCGACCAGCTCCTGCATGTCCGCCTCGGGAAACTCCTTCTTGAGGTCCTCGATGAGCTCAGCCGGGTGAGGAATGGGGGGCACGTCAGGCTTGCTGTAAAACTTGGAGTTCTCGTCGCCAGCCTCGATGAAAGGCGTCGCGCTCCCCTCGATCGCCGTGGCCATCATGTCGCGCTTGCGCTTCTCAAAGTGAGACGCCGCCTCGCGCTGGTTCTGGCGGTACTTGGACATGATCTCCTCGAGCTTCTCGTTCTGGTAGTGCACGTCGTCAATCTGGTCGCGGTCCGGCGGAATCAGCAGCCACTTGTACATGTCGACCACGTAAATGTCAACGAGGTTATCCTCCTTCTGGAGACGCTTGGCGTGCGCGGCCGCCTCATCCTTGGTCGCGAAGCATCCGCGAATCTTCATGCCCAGCTTGTCATTCTTCTGCGGCTGATCAGGACCAACGATGGAGATGAGAGCGTACACCTGTCCGGGAACAGTCAGGAAATCCTGCTCGAGCATGCCACCAGAAGACGCCATATAAACAATACATGCTCTTTTGTTTTAAGTCAAAAAACGCGATGGAGGCTATTCGTCGTGCACACAACCAGTGCAAGCGGATCCTCATCAATGAGCACGTTCGGCCGAATGATCAGATTCTTGACTGTGGATGCGGACGTGGTGGCGATTGGCACAAGTGGAAGTCGGTNGGCTATCAACGTCTCGTCGGCGTCGATCCGGAACTCGAGTCGCTCAAGGAGGCGGAGAAGCGTGCAAACGAGATGGGCATGCGTCAGATGATGCTCGTCCATGGCGACATTCACGACGTTCAAAACCTCGGCCTGTTTGACGTTGTTTGCTACAACTTTTCAATCCAGTACATTCTGGAGACGATTGAAGAGTCGTGTGAAGCGATTGCCAACGTCGTACGACCTGGAGGGAAGCTGATCGGCATCACCCCCGACTTTGATCTCATCACCAAGTTCAAATCACCTGATGCGCTCGGAAACACCGTGAAGCTCATCGACTCGATGCACATCGAAGTGAAGCTGACTGACGGACCGTTCTATGCAGATGGCCCGCGCGAAGAGCCCATCATGGATCAGCACATCCTGGTCGAAGTGCTCAGGCCGTGGTTTGATCTCGTCTCGTGGAAGCCGATGATGCAGGGCAGGACTGGTATCATCTCCGACATTTACTCGACGTTTGTTTTTCTCCGCAAGTAGGAGGAATGAAGGTTTCACTGACGTATATCGCCAGCCTCATCGTGCTTGCAATTACGGTACTCGTTATTGCGTTTACACTCAAAGAGCCACCTTTGCTCATCGAGATAAAGAGGCGGTACCGCGTGCTGCTAGCCCATTTGCGTACGACACCGCACATCGATCCGCGATTTGTGGCGCTTCGACGCCATGAACCGTTGCTTACTGGCATTGACTCGTCTCGTATGAACCGTGGTACGATCGGGTACAATGTCAACAAGGGGTATGAAATTTTCATTTGTATCGACAATACCGGGTCGGTCGATGCTGCTATGCACGTGCTCATTCACGAGCTCGCACACATGACCGTTCCCGAGTACGATCACACCGATGCGTACTGGCAGAGCTTCAAGGATCTTCGGGACCTTTGTGTAACGCTCGGTCTCCTCGTCGTGTCCAACACGCCGACAAAGTATTGCGGTGCATTTATAACTGTTTAGACCTGGTTCTTCAGAACCTTGAACGCAAAGTAGAAGACGATTGCGGCGAGCAGAGCAGACACAGCCATGCCGGTCGCCGTCATATCACCCGCCTCGGACAGAAACTTGGGGACCACGTCCGCCAGCTTCTCCTGGACCGGCTTGGAAAAAGCAAACACAGCCGCGAGACCTGCCACCGCCGCCTGGAACTGATCGTCCGTCAGACCCAGAGGGTTCCCAGTCTTCTTCTTCGACGGCGCACCAATCATGCCCGGGCTCACGGCCGTCACACGGTTGGAGGTTGGTGAAGTGTACGCGGCCGAGTTGACACCTCCTGGCGCCGAGTCATCCATGTCGAACGAAGCTGAAGGCATCACGTCAGAGATGGGCGTCGAGAAGTCCATCATCGTGTTATTATTTGCGACAGAAGTTTTTTCGTTAAACATCAGTGCACCTGGGCCTTCACCAAACATGATTGCCCCCGGGCCAGCCGGTGGAACTTCACCCGGTCGAATTACATCGGCGCGGGTCTGTACGCCCATCTGACGATCCATGATGGGTTCAGGCGCCGGCGGTGGGAGATCATCGACATTCGGAATGTACTGAATCATGGTAGAACCGCCTGAGCCAAAATCCATGTTCTCCATTGTTTCTCGCGGAGAGACTTTTTGATGTCATGGGACGCGTCTTACAGCTTCTTGACGTTGATTGCCGATGTCCCCCTCTTTACGATAGGTGTTCCTGATGATGATTGGAGCGACGGTGGGTGTTGCGGGTTGTAGTTTTTCGAGTGGTAATTCCACATGGAATCCGACCCGATCCTGAACCCCTTGCGAATAGGCGCCTTGTAATGGAAAACACAGTCTTCGATCCTGTTTGATTTGCTCGTATTGTCCAGGACCAGACACTCGTAGTTCTCCGTACAGGCGTTCATCACCTGGCAAAACATGTCAAACGTCGGAAAGACGCCAAAGAATGACTTGTACAGCCGCTCGCGATTCTGAATCACATTCTCGCGCAGGACAAACACGTAGTCGACGTTGGCGCGCAGATCGGGTGACAAGTCCATACAGTACTGCATCGTCAACATGAAGAAGATTTTCCAATGACGACCGTTCATGAAACACTGACGGATACACGTATCCTTCATGAACGCCTTGTCGTACATGCAATCGTCCATGAGCAGGAAGGCACCCGTCTTACGTCCGGAGCCAACGAGCGTTCTTTGGCGGGCGAGTACTCGCTCGATTGCCGACTTGTTATAGTCACCGTAGATGAACAGGTCGGGCACAAACTGTTTGTAGTAATGGTTTCCGTCCTCCGTGCCTGACATGACAATGCCACACGGCAAGTGTCGCTTGTAGTACATGATGTCAGTCACGAGGGTCGACTTACCCGTCCCGCGCTTGCCGATGAAGACGCACACCTTGTCATCGCCAATCGTACTTGGATCGAATTTCCTGAGCTGGAGAGTTGCAGCCATTCCTGGTACTTCTTGGTATTTTTCCAGAGCGTGTCAAGCGCACAGTAAAAAACCGTGACTATTGATAGATGTCGAGTGCAAACATTCGACTTGCCGCGCGTGGCCAAGGGGACTTGTGGCTCACAGGAACGCCCAAGCAGACGTACTTTTTGGCACTGTATGCAAAGCGTGAACCCTACGTGCTTGAGACGTTCGAAGTGCCTTTTGACACGACGATCGTTCCGTACAATAGCACGGCGACGTGTACGCTCCCAGCCAAGGGGGATCGCGTGCACAAGGTGACCCTCAAGTGTACCCTGCCCGCCCTGTTTTACCGTAAGAATGGGTGGTGTTACCCCGTGACTTCGACGACGTTCCAGCCGTACATCTACTTGTTTGACTCGGCCGGGAACATCATCGAGTTTCTCCAGGTTCGATCAAACCAAGCATTCTATTCATCAGCCGTACGTACATGGGTTCCCGTCTCACTCAACCTGACGTCTGTCAGCTACNACGGTGTNCGTCTGACCTATGCGCTCGCTGCNANTGTTNCACGCATTGGGTTTTTGGCATCCGAAGCTTCATTCTTTGGGTTTGATGCAAATCTGGGAACAAAGTTTGGTCTGTCTGGTATCGTGACGTATACGGCGAGCACGAGTCTCCCTGCACCATTCACACTCGAACAGAGTGGGTGGGTCCCCGGCTTTGTTCCACCGACCGGTCTGAGTTACATCGACTCGGTCGGCACATATCTCGTAAAGACGGCTGAGCTTCTGATTGGCGGTCAGACGATCGATGTTGTGACAGGCGAGTATATCGACCTTCGTCAGGACCTCGAGATTCAGTACGAGAATCAGGCTGCTCTCCTTCTACTCAACGGCAAGGGGGATACGAGCACGATCCAGCTGGACCGGACGTACTACATCACTTTNCCATTCGCGCCCGAGATGGAGATTCCGATTCGCGACCTGTTTCGTCAAGATGTACGCGTCAACGTCTCCTTTGAACAGTTTTCGCGTCTGACGACGACCGACGTGCCCCTGAATGGTTTTGGGTTTTCGAACGCCGCATCGTCTACAATCTTCACGGTGCCGAACCCGACACTCTATTCGAACACGGCGTGTTACGACGGCTCGAACGTCTACATTTTTTCGTACAATACCGTCGGACTCATGAACCCGCGCGCAAGCTTTGCAGTCTCGAGTTCTATCAATGTCGGAGATGCAGGTGCAAACTCAATCACCGAGGCGAGCTTCGTGATCAACGGCAAGGTGTATGCCGTCACGACCGACCAGTACATCGTGTCCTTCCCCGTGATTACCAACGAAACGTTCACCGGACTTTTGACCACGTCATACACGGTATTCCCCGTGGGTCTGACACGCCGAGCCGCGTGTTCGGACGGTCGATTCATCTACGTGTATGCAGGGCTCAACGACGCGGCACAGGCAAAGAACACCGTCTACAAGTTTGACACCCAAAGTCTGACACTCGAGTCATTTGTGGCGACAGGTGTATCCGGCGTGGTTGGAAATCTCAATTTGCAGTGTACGCCGAGCTTCGATGGCAAGTATGTCTACTTTACGGACAAGTATCAATCGCGGCAAATTTTGAGGTGTGATACGTCTGCGTCATTCACGACAGCTGGATCGTGGACCCTCTTCAACTATGGCACGACACTTTCAGTCACCCAACAAAACTACCTGGCAACCATCTTTGACGGCCGGTACATGTATTGGATCACAGACACGCAGGTGTCTACGAACGCAGTGACGTGGCTTCGATACGATACGACACAAGCAGCTTCGTTTGGAACGTCCACCCCGTGGTCAACGTTTGTGCTCACCGGTGTCACGGGTGTCACGGCCGGTATGATTTTCCGATCACCCGTGTTTGACGGGCAGTACATTTACGTGTCATCCGGAACGCTCTTCCTTCGGTACGACACGACCAAGGCGTTCGTCGCTGGTTCATTCGACTGGTTCAACTATGTGACGGGTACAACGTCCGCCGGACCTTCGACTGCGGTCGTCATCGGAGGCACAAACACGTTCAATGTCAACCTTTTCGATGGTCGGTACATTTTCAGCTTCCCGCTCGGGACGTCGAACGTGCTTCGTCAGGATACGTCGACCGCCATCACGCCGTCATCGATCCAGGCGTCAATCATCGTCGACTACGTCTCTGGACCTTCAAAAACTGAAATCAAGCCACAAGAATTCATCGTCAGTCAGACGTCACTGACCCAGTCGTCCGAACCGACGTTCCGACTCGAGGTGAATGCACCCGTCAAGGAGGCGTTCATCGTGAATCAGACGCCGGCAAGTGCATCGGGCCCGTACGCATACAACGCCATTGCAAACGTCGAACTTCGATTCAACGACGAAAAGGTGTTTGATTGGACGACCCGGACCATCGAGCCGTTCGTCTACCACTCGTCCATGCCACAGCGTAGCATGGCACTCGTATCGTTTTCGCAGGAACCCGAGGCGAACAATAAGGTGGCCGGGAGCGTCAACTTGGCGCGCATGCGTGACATCCAAATGACCGTGCCCCAAGCGGCAAACACATTCACGCGCGTGTACACGCGATCATATAACGTACTCCGGGTCGAGAATGGGATCGGCGGTCTCAAGTTTATGTCGCCGCCGTTCAAAACCATGTACCAGCCGAACAGCCGGTGGATCTACACGTCGAACATTCTCACGACGGCGTCTATCGCACTGCCTCTGTCTGGAAACGCCCTCTCGGCGACCCAGATTGGAGGGATTGGCGCAGGTACAGGTCCTGGAGACGGAACGACGACGACGCCGACGACGATCCCGACTCAGAAGATTGTCGCAGACGTGAATGGAAACATCCACATCACGGGGACATACCGTGGGGGTGATATTCAATTTGGTCAAGGTGACATACAACCATGGTTTAGTGGTACACCCGATTCATAC